ACCTGCTCGCTTGTACTTCGCTCACTGATTGCACGGGCTTCCCGGTCCTTGCGACCGTGCCACGCGTCTACAACCATGCGTGTCATCCACCACGCCGCCGAACCGCCGCAGATTCACCGACTGCGGCACCAAGGCCGTTCCTTCCAAACCGCACCGCCAGGACTCGAACCTGGAGCTTTCCCCTTGTCGGGTTGCGTCTTACCAATTCCGCCACGGTGCTAAAACTTTAATCCTGCTCCCTCAGTTTGTCGCTGTCGCAAAGATTCTCTGGCAATTCGCATCCGTAAAAAATGCGAGTAAAAATCGCCGCTGGGACGCTATCAGCAACAACGTCCTCCATTTTGGATTTCCAGTTGTCGAGCTGGTTTTGAATCCTGACCAGCCCGTTCAGATTTCTCATTGGGCAAACATCCTGAACGTCATGACACATTCTGATTAGCTCTGCCCGCACCTTCTTGACACGATTGCCAAATCGAATCCACTCAGCAGCGGTCCATTTCTTTATTTGTCGCCTTGCCATCATTCAATCCATCCGGGTTCAATTCCAATTTCATGCAACGCCCGCAACACTCGACGCAACGGAAGCTCACGACCAGCCACAGGCATTAACGCAAACGTGTTGCATACATCACATTCTTCGATAGGGTATCCGTCTGCCTTTTTGCCTGATGGCCGTAAGCGTCCGCTGTCGCAGTTAGGGCACGGATAACCATTGTGTGTGCGAGAGCTGTTTCTTGTTTTTCTTCTAATCGCTCAATCCCTCGTTACTGCGTGCGCCCAAGCGCACCAGATAATCACTGCACCTGAAACAAACCCGCAGAAGTATCCAAACAACATCTTCTCAAGCATGGCACTAGACTCCGTTTGATTGCCGCGAAAAAAGCCGGCTTGACCTACCGGCAGTGAGGGCCGCACAAGGAGAAGCAGCCCAAGGTTCCCATCACTCACTTCTGGCGAATTTCGTCAATTCGGGCCCGGCAAGCTCGGGCAATTTCCTCGTCATACGATGGGTGCTCTGCCATCAACTTCGATGCCAAGTCCTCGGCGGCCTTGATTGTCTTGGCCTTGCTAAAGTCAAAATCCGGCACGATTTCAACGCCGAACAGCTCGCTATGCTGCCACTTGGATTCAACTTCGACGTGCTCGACGACCGGCTCCTCGGCGGCCTGTTCAACGACCGGCTCTGGCTGGGGCTCAGGCTGGGCGGATGGCTTCGGTTTAGGCAGGAGCCTATTCTTCAGTGCTTCAGTGCCGGCCTTGGGTGGCTCGGTCGCTGGGAGAACTGTCATGTCGTTGCGAACAACGTCCCGGGCTTCGTCCTCGTCGTAGATGCCGGACAAGCCAAACGCCAAGCGAGCGGCCTGCATGAAAGCCTTATGCCGTAGCATCCGGTGCGGCATGGTGCGCCACGGGTTGCTGGGCCGCGAACACTCGCTCAGATACTCCGTCACCGCGATGGGCCTGCTGCGGCGCTTGTCGTAAATCTTGCAAGTGATACTGGCGACATTGCCTTTATCGTCGTGCTCTGTCTCAAACTCACAGCCGTCGAAATGCTCGTTGCGGTTGACCAGTGTTGACCAGCCATCAATCGAGACGATAGGAATAATTGCCCCGTTTGATTCAAACGCAAAGATTTCGCGGGTGAGTGGGTTCAACTCATACTTGTTGGCCACGATGAGAAAAGCCTGTACCTCCTCGTTGGTGGCCTCTTTTCCGTTCCTTTGCGGTTTAATTACGGTGTTCTTGAGAATCTGTAGCATCGCTCCCGGCTCGACACCGAGACGGCCAGCCATGACTTCGAGGAGCTTGGGCTTGTTTTGAGTGGTAACTGCGTTCATTACTTGGCTTCCTTGATTCGGAGAGTGCGATAGGACTTGGGCTGCACGGTGTAGCCCTTGCGATGGGATTCGAGGTAGGTAATCTGAGTGCCGTCAGCGAGCTTGGCGGCTTCGGCGTCACCGAGGGCCAGAATGAGCTGGCCTTGCAGCAGCTCGACCTGCTCTTCGATTTCCTTTTTCTTGCCCTTGGCCATTTCCAGGTCGTCGATGATGGTTCGCAGGCGAAACGTCGCGGTCTGGTCAATCTCGATGACTGACTCCGGTTGCCGAATGACGCGCTTGAGAATTTCCGGCGTTACCGTGCTGGCGTCTGGCGGAATGTCGCCGATGATGTGCGTGTGCCACCACTGGGTAAGCTGCTCGGTGAGGATGCTTGCCAGTTCCTTGTCGTATCGGACGAGGTATTTCACAACCGGCCAGCCACCAAGCAGGGCGTAGACGTGCGCGACCTCTGCGCCGGCACAGAACATTTGGAGCTGAGTCTGGACCAGATACTCCTGAGGAATGTGGTCGGTCCCTTCTTCGCCCCAGTAGCCAACGACCGGCGCGCCCTTGGTCATTCCACTGGTCTTGGCTTCAACCACGTCGCCAGTCGAGAGCACTTGGGCGTCCAGTGTTGCCCCTAGTGGCAAGCCTCCCGGTGCCGGAATGAAAATATCTCGGTCAAGGCTTCCAAGTTCCTCTTCGGCATGGTCGAGGATAATCGGCTCAAGTTTCTTGCCGATTCCGGTGAATTGGCTGTCGCCTTCCGGTTTGGCCCGCTTGGTCTTTTCCAGCCAGACCTCATACGGCGTCTTGTACGAACTGACTCCGAGAATGGCAGCGGCATCTGACGCGCCAATGCGCGAAGTCCGCTCCCGAGTAACTGTTGATGGCATAATCTTCTCCTTGTGTCGTGAGTGGGAAAAACGACCTATTCAGGGTTGGCGGCTGGCACCTGTTCATCGTGAACCGGCAATTCAGCCCGCAGGATTTTCACGTCCTTGGGTGCTGTGACTCCAATGCGAACTTCCTTGTTTCCGATGCGCAGCACCGAGACGACAATTCCGTCTCCAATCCTGATTTCCTCCAAGTGCTTCCGAGCTAATACCAACATGATTCCAACCTCCGTGTGTGTGACTAATCAACCCTGAATAGGTATCGGGAATATAGGAAGTTACCGATAGTCCGTCAATCTAGTTCTGGAAATTTTTTTGGAAATTAAATCAGCAGCTCCACCGGCAGCGGCCGGTTAAGTTTGACGCCATCAGCGAGATACCACTTTTGCGTCGTGATGGCTGACGTGTGCCCGGCGTGGTATTGGCCCTGTCCTGGAGCGGCCAGTTCAACGGCGGTGATGCTTGAGCGCCGGAGTTTCTTGAACGGGCCGTCGCTGGCTGTGAGCCCAGCAGCGCGAACAGCGGCCATGATTTCCAGCCGAATCAGTTTGTAGCAAGCCTTGGGGGTTCGGATTCCCCACGTCGGCCAGCAGAGCCTTCGCGGTGGTGCAAAGTCGTCGAACGTGCGATTGATGACGGCTCGGGTGCTCGGATGCAACTTGCACCAGTGCGGCAAGCCGGTCTTGTGCATGGTCACGCAAAACCAGCCCGACTCGACCGCCTGGCTGCGCTCCAGTCCCATCAAGTCGGCCAACCGGAGCCCTGTTTCCCAAGCGGCTGCAACCAGCCCGACGTAATAGTCAGCCTTCTTGATGCAGACAACCGGCAAGCGGCCCTGCACTTGTTGCAACTCCGCGCAGATTCGGCCCACGTCCTCCGCGCTCCAAACGTCTCGGGGCGTCGGTGGCGTCTTGATGCGCCGCACCCGGTTCGGCTCGGCAATCCCGTGCTGGTCGGCGATAGCGCGCCAGAGAACCAGTAGGCTTCGGCGTTTACTTTGTACCGTGTGCGGCCGGTGGTCCTGGGCGTAGGTCGCCAAAAACCGATTCATCTGCTCATCGGTCAAGTCGTCCAGTTCAGCCGGCCGGCCAAGCCATTTCTCGAAGCAGTGCACCGCGATTCGGTACTGCTCGATGGACGATTCGGTAATGTCACGTTGTAGACAGTATGCGACAAGAAATTCGTGAAGTTTCATGCGGCTGCCTCCTTCAGTAAACGAGAGTAGGCATCCGTGTAAATAGCTGGAAGTGCGTCCTATCGGCCAGCCGGGAATTTTCCCTTTCCTAACGGTCCATCTGTAGCGGTGGTAACGATTATAGGTCTCTGCCTAACTAGATTCAGGTTCTAGTGACCGCAAGGTCGTGTAGGTTCGACTCCTATTATCCGCACTCCCACCCTAGTCGGTGGGTTTTCTTTCGTCAAACATGTAGGAGCCCACCTATGACGATTCAGACCGGGAAACTAGACCGCCGAACGAAGAAATCCACGAAGATTAGCGAGCTTCACCGTAAGGTAATCCGCAATATCCGCGAATTGCGGGTTGAGGTCGGTTTCACCCAATCCCAAATGGCTTCCAAGCTGAAAATGGCCCAGCCGACCTATTGCGCAATCGAAACCGCCAGGTGTGACGTAATGCTCGGGACACTTGAGCGAATCGCCAAGATTCTCGGCCAGCCGGTTCACGTCCTATTTGCCCGGGAGCCCCGCGCCGACCTTTAGTTGTATTTTCGTATGTCGTTTGGTACGCTCTGGTTTTCGACCGGCGTACTGAGCAACGGGCTGTCCGTCTGCTCGGCGGGGATTAGCTACCCCTTGGCCGGTTACTTTAGTAGGCGGGCAGCTTTTTTGCCCAGTATGGAAAAGTACCATGAGCGACTTTACTATCAGCAGAATCTATCGAGGCGGCGTCATTTGGCTGTTGGGCTACGAGGATGGCCACGGCAGTATCGAATTTCTGAGCCGGGTGTTTTCATCCAAACAGCGGGCAGAGCGGTACGCTGAGCGGAATCAGTGGAAATACACCCCGCTACACGTCATCCCGGCGAGCCCAAACCCTCAATCCGTTTCTGGCGAGGCGACGAAAGTGACCAAATCCGCCCGGGGGCCCAGCTTGGCCACGTCCCGAGCGCGGGGAATCTGAACCAGCTCAGCAGCCGGCACGTTCAAGGCGTGCGCGATGTTTTCCAGCGTGTTCAGCGTAATGGCGGTGCGGCCGTGCTCCACGTCGCTGACCTGCGGCTGAGCCCAGGTGCGCCCGGTCACTTCTGAGAGCCGGTCGGCGAACTGGCGCTGGGTTAAACCAGCCATCAGCCGCCGAAGCCGGACGTTCTTTGCTACCCTAATCCGCAATTCCATGTCGTAACCTGTTACCTCCTAATGAGTTGCGAATTTATAGTGAGAATCCTATTGACCGGCAACCCGCAATCGCACTAGACTTTGCACGCCGGGAGTGACAGCCCGCCAAAAACAATCTCGAACACTTGCGGCTCTGCCGCATTTTCACGCCCGCCCCCTGCCGACTGTCACCGGCGCGGGGCGGGTTTTTTCGTGCATGGAGGTGCCCGCGATGGCCCGGAAGTCACCCGCTTTTTCGTTCTATCCTGACTCTTTCTTGGGCGGAACCTTGACCATGAGCACCGCCGAAGTAGGGGTGTATATCAAGCTGCTTTCTGCCAGTTGGCTTCACGGTCAGCTTTCATTTAGCTTTTGTTTAGCTTTCTGTTCAGATATCGATTTGGTTTTGGTGGAGCGAGTTTTGAAGTCCAAGTTCGTCGAAATCGAGCCCGGACAGTGGATTAACGAAAGACTCGAAGAAGAGCGCAAAAAGCAGCGAAATCGCAGCGAAAACGGTAAAAAGGGCGGTCGGCCGAAAGCTAACGATAAAGCTAATCAAAAGCTAAATGGAAAGCTAAACGCAAAGCTAATCGAAAGCCCAGACTCAGACTCAGACTCAAGTAAAGAAGATAGAGTCCTTACGGACTCGTCTCCGGGCACCGTCGACCAGTCAGAGCCGGCTGCCGCTGGCAGCCCTGCCCTAAAGCCTCCCGAGGGCGAAGAACCCTACGAGCTGAAACCAGAGCCAGCGACCAAGGCGAAACGAAAACGGGAACCCAAGCCCTTCGACCCCAACCGGGCAACGATGGAGGACGTGCTCGACTGCTGGGAGCACTACTGGGGAAAGAAAATCCAGCTCACCGATGCCCGCAAGAAAAGTCTCGGCGCAAGGCTCCGAAGCGACTGGTGGGAGCAGAACTTTGCCGAGGGCTGTCGCCGGGCCACCGAATCGGAATTTTGCAACGGCTCAAGCCCGAGCGGCTGGGTAGCGACCTTCGATTGGTTCATCCGGCCGGACACGCTGGCAAAAATCTTCGAGGGAGCCTACGAAAAACACAAAAAAGACCCCTACGCCAGTTTCCAGAAATTTTCCGCTGCGTCCCAGGAATAGGAAGTTTCCTAGCGCCAGAATCAACAGAACTGGCCCGCTAGCGAGCGAACGGCAGGCCAATGGTCCAATCACACCATCAATTTAAAAAATGCGTTAGGAGCGAAATATGAGCGTCGTAAACACTAGGGAACGAAAAGCAAAGAATCCGGGTACAGTGGACTCAGAGCAGGCCGTGCTGGCGGCTGCTTTGCTTGACCTGACTTTGATGGATAAAGCCCAAGCGGCGAAGCTGGCCAAGACCGATTTTTCCACCCCTGAGTACGGCGAGTTGTACGACCGTCTCTGTCGGCTCCGGCTGATTGGTGATGCGGCCGGCGAGAGCGGTACGGTGAAGGCCATCCAAGAGTCGGGAGTTGGCAAAGAAGCCCTCCGCGCCATGTTGGAAATGGGCGAGATTTACCGACTGGACTTCCGGCTGCATGTGCGGCGAGTGATTGACCTATCTCGGATGGCTAAGTTGGCCAAGGCGGTCGAGGGGACCGCTGAAAGGATTGAAGCCCGGGAGCCGATTTCGGACACCTTGGAATGGCTGGAAGCCGAATTGCAGCAGGTGAAAGCCAACCGGGAAATGAAGCTGTTCGACTGCACGGCGCTGGGAGAAATGAGCATTGCGGCCAAGCGAATCGAAACGACCGTGGACGCCTACACCGGGCTGAGCGAGCTGGATGACCTGATTGGCGGCTTCCACGCTGGCGACTTGTGCGTCTTAGCGGCGCGGGCCTCGGTGGGCAAAACCGCCTTCGCCATGCAAATCGCCGAGCACAACGCCAATCGGGGCCGGCCTGTTTTGTTTGTCAGCCTCGAAATGGATGCCGTGGACATTTTCGACCGGCTGATTGCGAACGATACCGGAATCAGTGCCAGCCGGCTTCGCGGTGGCCGTAAGTCCTTGTCTGACAACGACTTAGAGCGAATCGCCAACAGCGCGACGAGCTACCACGACCTGCCGCTGACGGTCTTTGCCCCTAGTAAGGCAACCACTAACGATATTCGCACGGCCGCCCGAATCGCTCAGGCCCGGCACGGGCTAAATCTCATCGTGATTGATTACCTAAGTTTCATCCGGCACCCCGAGCGGCGAATGGAGCGCCGGGAGCAAATCGGCGAAATCTGCAAAGAGCTGAAACGGCTGGCAAAAGACCTGAAAGTCCCGGTCATCGTCCTGAGCCAGCTCAACCGGATGGCCGAGGGCGAAGTTCCAACCCTGGCGATGCTGCGGGAGTCCGGCTCCGTCGAGGAGGATGCCGACCAAGTGGTGTTTGTCCACCGGGCCGAGCGGGTATCGACCGAGGGCCAAATCGTTGTCGCCAAGAATCGTCACGGCCAATGCGGCTGCATCAGCGTGGATTGGCATGGCACGGGGATGCGTTATTCGGTCGCCGAGTTCCGAGCGCCGCAGGAGCAGAATTCCAAGGGCGCTAAGGCTTGGAAGCCCCGGCCAAAGCAGAACTGGCAAACCGCAAAGCCGGAGGGCGAACCGTGGACAGGCTAACCGACGAGGAGGTGATTGAATTGTGGGAGGAGCGAGCCGCCATCATCGAGTTCGATGGCAAGCAGCCCCGTCGTGATGCCGAGCGCCGAGCGTACGCGCAAATCAAACGGGAGCACCGGCCAAATGAGAAGATGCCCGACGCGACAAGCGGCTGGCTGAAGAAG